GAGTTCTTCAATTCTCTACTTCAGATCTTCCTAGCAATCACGCAAATTTTGATTCCCCACTATTTAAAGTTACTACTAAAGAAGAAGTAGAACTTAAAGAAGAATGTGGTAAGTGTAAGAAAAACCCATGCGAATGTTCAAAAAGTGATGACATAGAAATTGAGGAGAAGAAAGGTCTTTGGGACAATGTTCATGCGAGAAGTAAAGAAGGAAAACCAAAAAGAAAACCAGGAGATAAAAATTACCCAAAAACTCTTAATGTTGAAGGCAAAATGGCAACTGCCCGTGCTAATGTAGGCGCTTCAAAATGTTGGGATGGATACAGGGCAAAGGGAACTAAAAAAAAGAATGGAAAAGTAGTTCCTAATTGCGTAAAAGAAGATATTAATATCTCTGGAGGTAGTGTTGGTACAATCGTTATTGGAGGAGATCTGCCAAAAAAGTAGATAACGTCGGTGAGCACTTTACCGCCGACGTTCTTTGGAGAGGAAGACTCTATAATATGGAAATGGTTATAGAGAATGGAGATTTGCCATCAAGAAAAGAACTTGGTGAACAACTTCAAAATGAGTATCCTGGAGCGGTAGTTCAAAACGTATATCCATCTACACCTAAAGGTACAGTTACTATCACTAGTGCAAAGCACTATAATCATGGAACATTATCTTGGATTGATGAAGATTGGCAATCAGCAAATCGCAAAGATAGAACTGATGGTATGAGTAGAGATACAGTAAAAAAGTATCGTCAAGAGAATCCAGGATCAAAATTACAAACTGCAGTGACTGAAAAGAATCCAGAAGGAAAGCGTAAAAAGCGTCAAAGTGCATTTTGCAAGAGAATGAAGGGTATGAAATCCGAATTGACTTCTTCCAAAACAGCAAAAGACCCAGATTCTAGAATAAATAAAGCATTGAGACGTTGGAATTGTAAATAATGGCACAGTGGAATATTCAAACTCAAGATTATTTAAATCAAGAGAGAAGCCTTTTTGAGATTTTTGGCGCTGCAACTAGAGATGGAAAAATTGTAGATAATATCAATAGATTTCCAGTAAGTGTAAATCCAGATGCTTTTGGAAGAACAAGAGTATCAAATCCACTTACTTTATTTGATAGTTCTCACAGATATAGGGATAATAATCTTTGGGAGAGTTTAATTGTAGGAACTGGTTCTACAGTTGGATTTGTAACCACTCAGGGATTAGTCAATATTGGAATTGGAACTACTGCTGGTTGTTCTGTAATTAGAGAAACTACAAAGACATTTTCATACCAACCAGGAAAATCTTTGCTTGTGTTGAATACTTATGTTCCTGCTGCACCAAAAGAAAATCTAAGACAGAGAATAGGATATTTTGGTGCTGATAATGGAATGTATTTTGAGATTAATGGGACAACACCTTATTTTGTAGAGAGAAGTTTATCCACTGGAACTCAAACTGAGGTAGCACAGGATGACTGGAACATTGATAAGTTAGATGGTACTGGTGTTTCTGGTATTACATTAAATATTTCCAAAGCACAAATTCTTTGGATGGATATTGAGTGGTTGGGTCTTGGTACAGTCCGAATGGGATTTGTGATTGATGGTAAATTTGTTCACGCACATTCATTCCACCATTCAAACTTAATTGAATCAACCTATATTACAACAGCATCACTTCCTTTAAGATATGAAATTTTTAATAGTGGAATTACTACAAGTAGTAGCACTATGAAGCAAGTCTGCTCTTCTGTAATCTCTGAAGGTGGTTATGAATTGCGTGGATTACAACAGGCAGTAAATACTCCAATCACGGCACCAGTAGATTTACCTTCTCCTGCTGGAACTTATTATCCAGTTCTTTCTATTCGTCTCAAATCTTCTCCAAATAGATTAGATGCGATTGTAATTTTGACAGCACTATCACTAATGGGTACTGGTAATGGACCAGAATATAACTGGCAGGTAAGAGCATCAGCAACTACTAGTGGAGGAACTTGGGTCAGTGCTGGTCCTGATAGTGCCGTAGAATATAAAATTGATGGAGGAACTGTAAGTGGTGGAAGAGTATTAGCATCTGGTTTCTTCTCATCATCACAGCAATCTTCAGCATCGGTAGATATTCTAAAAGAAGCACTATTCAAGTTTCAGTTAGAAAGAAATGGATTGACTGGAACTCCTTATGAATTGACACTTGTATGTGCTACGAATAGTGCTGGTGCCGATGTTTATGCTTCTCTGGACTGGGAAGAGATTAGTAGGTAATTAATAAAACCTTATTAAGGTGTAAAAAACCTTTTATTTAGCATAACTTTATTACCCAAATACCAACAAAGCAGCACTTGCGGTACTTAACTGGATCGAACAAAGATAATAAATAGAAAAAAGATTTTGTAAAAAAATGTCTGCAAAAATAAAAACAGGTATTACTACCGTTGGAACTGCTGGAACTGATTTTGATGGTCAAACAGAAATTGTGTTTTTTCAAATAAGTACTTCAGGATTAACTTCTACAACTATAATTAGAGCAGATTCTCAAGGAACAGAAATTGGAAGATATCCAATTTATGCTGTAGATGAATCTAAAGAAGTAACTTTAAGAAAAGATCCCACAGATATCTTTAAAACAGTATCAGGAACTATAGAAGGCGTAGCAATCGCAATTTATTGAGTTAATTTATGGCTGTTGATCATTATCTTGGTAATCCGCTATTAAAAAAAGCAAATACAACTCAAGGGTTTACTGAAGACCAAGTTATAGAGTTTGCAAAATGTATTGATGACCCAGTATATTTTGCCAAACACTATATTAATATTGTTACCCTGGACCATGGATTACAACTGTTTAATCCATATCCATTCCAAGAGTTGATGTTAGATCGTTTTCATAATAATAGATTTAACATTTGTAAACTACCTAGACAGTCGGGTAAGTCAACTATTGTTGTATCTTATCTGCTTCATTATGCAATTTTCAATGATAATGTAAATATTGCAATTCTTGCAAACAAAGCATCTACTGCAAAGGATCTATTAGATAGGTTACAAACAGCATATGAAAATCTTCCAAGATGGTTACAGCAAGGCGTTTTAACCTGGAATAAAGCATCTCTTGAACTAGAGAACGGATCCAAAATTATTGCAGCATCCACATCAGCATCTGCAGTTCGCGGTGGATCTTATAATATTATTTTCTTAGACGAATTTGCATTCGTTGGAAATCATATTGCAGATCAGTTCTTCAGTTCAGTTTATCCTACAATTTCCTCTGGTAAGAATACTAAAGTCATTATCGTGAGCACGCCTCACGGTATGAATCACTTTTACAAGCTCTGGCATGATGCTGAGCGCGAAAAGAATGAATATATCCCTACAGAGGTTCATTGGAGTGATGTTCCTGGTAGAGATGAAGAATGGAAAAGACAAACCATTGCCAATACTTCAGAACAGCAATTTAAGGTTGAGTTTGAATGTGAATTTTTAGGATCTGTTGATACATTAATTAGTCCTACAAAAATTAGGACTATGGTTTATGAACAACCAAAAATAAGTAATCAAGGATTGGATGTATTTGAAGATGTACAAAAAGATCACAGTTATGTAATTTCTGTTGATGTGGCAAGGGGCGTTGGTAGCGATTATTCTGCATTTACAGTTATAGATATAACCACATTCCCACATAGCTTGGTTGCAAAATATAGGCATAATGAAATAAAACCCATGCTATTTCCAAGTGTAATATATGAAGTAGCAAAAAATTATAATGACGCTTATGTATTGTGTGAAGTTAATGATGTTGGAGATCAAGTAGCTTCTATTTTACAATTTGATCTGGAGTATCAAAACTTATTGATGTGCTCTATGAGAGGAAGAGCGGGTCAAATTGTTGGTCAAGGATTTTCTGGTAAAAAAACACAATTGGGCGTAAAGATGTCCAAGACGGTCAAAAAAGTTGGGTGCTTAAATTTAAAAACACTTATAGAAGAAGATAAATTAATATTTAAAGACTATGAAGTTATTGCAGAGTTAACAACATTTATTCAAAAACATAATTCTTTTGAAGCAGAGGATGGATGTAATGATGACCTTGCAATGTGCTTAGTAATATATGCCTGGTTAGTTGCACAAGATTATTTTAAAGAACTAACAGACCAAGATATTAGGAAGCGTTTATATGAAGAACAAAAAAATCAAATAGAACAAGATATGGCACCTTTTGGATTTATCGATGATGGTTTAGGATCAGATAGTTTTGTTGATAAAGACGGTGATCGTTGGTTTACTGATGAATATGGTGATATGTCATATATGTGGGACTATCAATAATGGATATAGACAATCAAATATCTTTATCCCATTTACTTTTAAATGAAAGAACTTGTAGATATTGTGGGCAAAGAAAAAATCTAATTGAAGGTTTTTATAGAACACGTAAGAATAAGGGGGCAGTATCTTCTTCATATTCGTATGAATGTAAAGACTGTACTAAAAAAAGAATTATTGTTAGTAGAATTACAAAAAGAGTATTTGATAAATGGGAATACCCAGATTGGTAGTTCACGTCTCATTTCCCCGCCTAAATAGATAAATTCCTAAATATTTTTAGTCAAACTGAGTATTAAGGAGAATTAATCAATGGCGACTCCTCAATTATCTCCTGGTGTATTAACTAGAGAGGTTGATCTTACCGTAGGAAGAGCTGATAACGTTCTTGATAACGTTGGGGGTATTGCGGGTCCCTTTGAAATTGGACCTGTTGATGTACCAATAACGATAAATACAGAACAAGAATTAATCAATGCTTTTGGTAAGCCAAAAACAGATTATAAGCATTATGAGTACTGGATGAGTGCTTCATCCTATCTTTCTTATGGTGGCATACTAAATGTAGTTAGAACTGATGGTGCCAACTTAAAAAATTCCAATGTTGGTGTGGGAACAGATTCTGTCGATTTAAAAATTAAAAATTTTGACGACTACAATTCAAATGTTGCAGATTCAGCTTCTGAGTTTTATTATTCAGCAAAAAATCCTGGTTCTTGGGCAAATGATGTAAAAATTTGTGTTATTGATGACTTTGCAGATCAAATTGTTGGTTTTGCTACAACATCAATTAGTCAAGGTTCAGGAATTAATGCTCAAGTTGGTTATGGTGTTACAGTAGATATTACTGGAAAGGTTATTGCTGGATCTGGATCAACAGAGATCTTTGAAGGTTATTTAAAAGGAGTAATTACTGCAGTAGTTGATGGACCAGAACTCAATCAGAGCTTTTTAACAGTAAAAATTCATTCAATTGTATCTACTGGAGGCACTCAACCAGGAAAACATGTAAGATCTTCTTACAGTTTGGGTAGTGATATTTACTCATTCTTGTCTGGACAAAGAGTTAATATTGTCGATAACAATGATAGAGTTGTATCATTTGTTGACTCAGTTGGAAACCTAAATCCAACCTTTGTAGATACTGCAATTGCATCAGAAAAGGGAAATACCTATTCTGGAGTTCCTGGAATTGGCGGAGATGATGGTAAAGATGCAACCTTTAATGTTACAAGAAATACAACAGATGGTTCAGTAGAAACTATCACTGTTGCTAATCCTGGTATTGGATTCACTACTACAGAAACGGTCACTATTGCTGGTTCTTTAGTTGGTGGATATGATTTATCTTTTGGTGCAGTTGCATCAACTGGAATTAGTTCTGCTCCTACTGTAGGAACTTCTGTAAATACAGCATTCTTTGGAATTTCTGGT